GTGATGCAGAGTATCCATCTTATAATGCGATGGATTATACACCTGATCAATTACAGATGGTCATAGAGGCACCACCACCTCCTGTTGTTGAACCACCACCTACACCAGAAGTAGGCACACCTGAAGTTCCACCGCTACCAAAAGATGATAAAGAGATTGATTGTCCTGCACCTAATCAACCTAGAGTGGGTGATCTAACTCAGAATGGTGAAGAGAGGGTTATAGGTCATGAAATTAGAGAGGGTCAATGTGTGGTATTGTACGAAGATACTACAGCAATCCAAAGATTTTTACCAACTACAAATCAAGCAAGTGTAACAGCAGCAATAGCAGTTGTTGCAACAGCATCTGCAGCTGCAACACCATTATTATTGAGAGTTATAAAACCAGTCATTAAAAAACTCACTACAACTATACAAAGGAAGTTCGGTAAAGAACCACCTAAGTTAAGTCGTAGTGAGTTACAGTGTAATAAGTATCGTGAGAAGAAAGGATTACCTCCCTTCAAACGTCCTAAGAAGAAAAAGAATTAACAATCCTTACTCATATCCTCTGCCATATTTCCACCTATATCAGCTCCCTGATTACCACCAAACATTGCCACCCAGCCAGCAGCAACCCAACCAACAAAGGGGATACTA